TTTAAAATGTTGCCAGATTGTGCAGAAGTCGGTAGCGTATATGAGCTAGTTGCTGTGACTTCGTTATAGGTTGCCCCTCTGGTTATTAGCGTGATACTCTCTCTTATTGGCTCTCCAATGCTCATACTATAGCTGATTGATGTTACTAAGCAGTTTCTGTATGTAACCTGAAACAGGGCAGAGCTAGTATCTAAAAGATCTTGGTTGTCTTGACCATAAAGTATTGTTATGTCAAAATTTCTTAAAGACTTTGAGTCTGGATCTGTCTGCCCTTGACATCCGATATTATCTGGGTTTAAAATATGACATTGATTATACCCAGTAGAAGAAGCAACGTAACTGGACGCATCAATAGAATAGAAAAAATTATCTGATTTATCTATCACTCTATCTATTGTTATTTCAAATTGTTGCTTTCCGTAGTAATGATACCTTCTTTGAAATCTACCAACATCCAATAGCGATGCGGACGGATTGTCGGAACTTACGCCAACGCTTTGTACACCAGTAAGAAAAGTAGAATCCGCTGGAGTTTGATTGCCGGTTTGTGTCAACCTACCTCTACGATTTCCTGTTTGATTTACAAGAACTCCCATACATGCATAAAAAACACGTCCGTTCGTTTCGCTAAAAGGATATATAGTCATGACTAAGCTCCGCTGCTTCCGAAGCCGCCTTCACCTCTGTTGGAATGTTGTAAATTTTGAACCTCCAACATTTCAATGTTTGGCAGCTTTTGAATAATAATTTGAGCAACCCTTTCTCCAGAGTTCAAATCAACTTTCCAGTCTGACGAATTATATAGGCAGACTTTTATTTCTCCACGGTATCCGGAGTCTATAACCCCAGCAAATACATCAATTCCATTTTTAACTGCGAGTCCTGATCTCGGCCATATTAGCCCAACATAACCTTCTGGTATCTGTAGCGATATTCCCGTAGAAACTGTTTTTCTACTGTTTGGTACGATAGTTGTAGGCTCAGAAGCGTAAAGATCCCATCCAGCATCGTGTTCGTGGGCTTTTGTGGGCGTTGTAGCTGATTCTTCTAGCTTTTTTACCAGAACTTTTTCCATTTGTTTTCTGCATGGCTTTTTGCATGTGGTGCTCTTGCTTAACTGTTCCATTCTTGCTCTTTGGTCATGATCTTCAATATAAGTATTCATACTTGTCCTTTACTTGTAAGTATTAATATATCCGTAAGTGCCAGTCCAATAATTGTTAACTAAATGCCATTCTGTCGCAGCCAACCCTAGTGGAATTTTTTGTTCTATTATTTCATAAAGGTTGTCTAATACTTCAGATTGTTTTTCTGCTCTGTCTCCGGGGTCTGTTAAAGAGTCTCTCTCCGCAATTAACCTATCTCTAACTTCATGCAAAGCATCGTGCTCTGCTTTTAATTCTCTAAATCTATCTCCAGCTAATTTAAGTGTGGCAGGGATAAACAGAATGTCAGGTTTACCGTCACGAGGTTTTCGTTGACCAGTAGTATTGTTTATTCTGTCCTTGTGCTTACCAAACCTTTTCTGTAAGTTATACACATCTGTTTTATTAAAGTACTTAGGTATGTCATATGCGTGCATTATACTTCCGGGTACTAAGCTATGCTTCCACCTAAACATATGTAGTGTTTCGTGCTGTGTAATACTTTGCACAAATCTGTTACCCCGTTCCGTGTTTAACCCTATTTTTCTAGTGCTATTTAACAGTATGTATCTTTTACTAGCGTAAGCCAATCCTAAAGCCCCATACTCCATTTCGCTTTGTGGGCGAAAGTAGTAGCGGATTTTAGCTTTTTTGTGGTTATTAACCTTAATAAACTCAATATCGCAAACAGTCTCCATTTCATCAAGAGCTTCATCAATTCTTCGATGGGTTTCCTCCGATGATATCTCAGCCATGTGACCGTTAGGCTCAAGCCAATACTTTATCTTTTGGGCCTGTAAATTGCAAGTAAATAGTGAACAAAAAACGAAAAACAGTAGGAATCTAAACACGTCAGACCTCGAACAAATAGAGAAAAGAAAATCCTAATATTTATCCCTCCTAACACAATCCTTATAATATACCGCCAAAATCCATATCTTCCATATCATTTTTACTGGCTCCAATTTTATAACTGGTTATTTCATGCTCCTGTGGTGCTACTTGAACAGATTCACTACTCATCCAAGGGCCAGTCCAACCCCCTATGGGATTTTTACCAACGTTTTCATAAGGCAGCCCAATTGCTTTTCTTCTGGACATACAAAGCCAATCAATGTATTGATGTAATACAATTTCATTTAGACCGATAATTGATCCATCTTTGAACAAGTAAGATGCCCATTCTTTTTCTTCTTGGGCGGCTCTTTCAAACATTTTAATTGCATCTTCTTGACACTGCTTTGCCACTTTGGTGAAACCTTCTTTTTCTTCTTTGTGCAATATTTTTAATATCTCTTGCGTGTTGGCTAAATGTAGAGCCTCGTCACGCTTAATCAATTTAATAATGTCAGCATTGCCTGCCATCTTTTTGTTTTCTGCAAAAGCAAAAGAGCATATAAATGAAACATAAAATCTTACAGCTTCTAATATGTTAATGCTAACGATGGTCATATAGATTTGTTTCTTTAGGTCTGAAGACTTAGTTGATTTACAAGCCATCCCCATTAAATTATTATAATCTTCAATAGCACAGTTTGCCCTTTTCATAATCTCTTTGTCTTCGTATATACCCTCGAAGACTTCTGAGCTGTCTGCATATACATTTTGTATAATGTATGAATAAGACTGACTGTGGATCTTCTCAAAAAACTGCCAAGTCATCATACAAGCTTCTAGCTCTGTATTTGTAACATACTCCAAGAGAGTTGGAACACCGCGACATATGACACTATCTAGCATGGTTTGATATTTGAGATTAGACGTAAAGATAAATTTCTCATTGTCTGACATCTCCTTGAAGTCGCCCCGATCTTTCTTAAGCTCAATCTCCTCTGGTCTCCAGAAGTTCATCATCTGCATACTATCAAGCCTTTTAAACGCCGGATACTTGATGACATCGTATCGCTGAACACCTAAGTCTTTACCTAGAAAGAGAGGTTGACTCATTGGATCTACATTTTTAGTATTAAAGATAGTTTTCATATTGCACAGGCTCCTGAATCACACCCCATATCTTTTTCGGTATCGCCATCACCATCCGGAGTGTTGGCATAATAGAAATTTTTAAGACCATACTTATACCCATATATCTGATCTTTAATGAGCACACTTAAGGGAATATTTCCATCTTCGTAGTGAGAATAATTATAATACAAGTTAGTACTCATACTCATATCTACAAACTTTTGTATGACGGCAGCTATGTTCATCATCCCCTTGTTGTCAGTCATTTCCCAAGCTATTGTGTAATAATTTTTCCTGTTTCGGTAATTGGGAACCAACTGTTTTAAAACACCGTTCTTAGCCTTCTTGTATAAAAGCAAACTACGCACAGGCTCAATGCCGTTTGTGCTATTTTGTATCACGCTACTAGATTCGCAAGGCATGATAGCAGATAAGGTAGAATGACGTAATCCATGTTTTTTAACACGTTCACGCAAATCCTCCCAGTCCATATTGTATTTAGGTTGAACCAATTCGTCAACAGATTTTTTATACCAATCTACAGGCAATAATCCTTTAGAGTATTTAGTGTCGGCAAATTTTTCACATGCCCCTTTTTCTTTAGCGAGATCACAACTAGCACTAATTAAATTCCATTGAATTTGCTCCATTGTCTCATGTACAAGTTCTAACGCCTGATCGTCGCCATAGCCTATTTTATTCTTGGCTAGAAATCCTGCTAGGTTTGTAATGCCTATACCTAGAGATCTTCGGTTTTTAGTAAAATTCTCACCGGCAAGCACGGGATAGTCTTGGTAGTCAATAACAGCCTCAAGAGTTCTTACCGCCATGCGACAAGCGTCTTCTATGTCTTTCTCACTAGATAATTCTAAAAGGTTTAGTGCTGACAAAATACAAATACCAATTTCGCCATCTGGATCGTCGATAGACTGAATAGGTTTTGTTGGATGGATAATTTCTTGACACAAGTTTGACATATAGCAAGGGATGTCCCATGAGCCATGTTCATTTGCTGAATCAATGTTCATGCTGTAAATGCGACCAGTCTCTAATCTTTCTCTAGCAAAAATTTGAGCCAATTGTCTAGCGGGAATCTTCTTCTTAAATTTTAGCGATCTCGCGTTTTCGTATTTTAAATATAATTCTTGAAACTTTTTATTATTGCCAAACGCTTCATATAGACCCTTGGCTTCATGTGGACTAAAAAGCGTGATATCTTCGTTTGCAATCAGACGGTCGTAGAATAGTTTGCAAAACTGAATACTATAGTCTAGCTTCCTAACTCTGTTATCGTCAGTACCGGCGTTATTTTTTAGTACTAGAATGTCTTCAATCTCAAAATGCCAGAAAGGAACATGTACCGTGGCAGACCCTCCACGTAATCCATTTTGTGACGTTGATTTGACAGCGGACTCAAAGTTCTTGAGGTATGGTATAAGGCCCGTATGGATAACCTCTCCACCTCTAATCGGAGAGTTCATAGGTCTCATTCTTCCGATGTTGAGTCCGATACCTGCTCGACGCGCAGTATATTTTCCAACGGCATGTATACTACTAAAAATACCATCCAAGTTATCATCAACGTCAACAAGAACACAACTAGAAAACTGCCGTATATTGGTTCTAACACCAGCCATGATCGGTGTAGGAAGGTTGATTTTAAACGTTGAATAACAGTCATAAGCTTTCTTTACCTCAGCTATGTTGTCAAATAAGCACATGGCTATGCACATATAGGCAAACTGTGGTGTTTCATATATCCGACCAGTACTACGATTTTTTACTAAATACTTATCAATCATCTGCTGGAGACCAGCGTATGTAAATAGATCGTCACGACCGTGATTAATGTACTTGCCAAGCAGTTCTATATTTTCAGCATCCCACTTTTCCAAGATCGTGGGGTCGTAAACCGCATTGTCTACATTTCTTTCAAGAAACAACAAGAAGTCTGTCGGCTGATCTCCATAACCCCACACTTCTTTTCTAAGCTGCATGTTTAGTAATCTAGCAGCCACATATTGGTAGTTGGGCGCAGAGGTAGAAATTAAATCGTTGGCGGATTTTATGAGTATCTTATGTATATCGTCAGTTGATATGCCATCTGTTAAAGATAGATTGGCGTTCATTTCAATATCCGAAAAAGAAACGCCATTTATACCGTCTGTGGCCCATTCGACTACTTTGTGTATTTTTTCCACATCGTATTGCTCACACTCTCCGCTTCTTTTTTTTACCTGCATAAATATCCTTTGTCAATTTTCAATTATTTGTCTATAATAATTTTTATATTGTTTAACTTGATTTCAATTATTGTTTGGTTACCATCTTCTCTTATATCAACATTATCTACTACAGATTGTATTTTGTCAACTGTTTTTTGTTCAATTCCTAATTCCGCCATAACTTTTTTAACTAACATTGACGTTAGGCCGCCATAACGGGCTTCTTTCATATCATCTCTCCAGCTTGGATATTAACGTATCAAACTTCTCAGTGAGCTTATCGTTTATTGCTAGTTTGCAATCTACTACGCTTTCTTCTAAGGCGTCTATTTTAGTATCTATTTTTGTCTCTAAGCTGACGACTTTATTTTCTATGGAGGTCATTCTCCTGTTTAATGCATCATTCACTTTTTCCTCCAGCAGAATAATCTGTTTGCCGTGGTTTACTATACTAAATAACGCCCATCCCAACAAGGGTAGTACGACCATTTGAATCATACTACTTATTGCTTCCCATGTATCTGGCATTTTTTCTCTCCAGTAGAGTCATGTTAAAAAAAAGAGGGGCGAAGAAGCAATCCCCGCCCCTCATTTAAAACTTTTTATTACATGCCGGTAATAGGCTTGTAGTCGAAGAAGTCGCCACCAGAGGCAACTGTCAACGTTACAAAATCAACCTTCATTACCAACTCACCCGGAACCGCGCGTGTTGGATTTGCAGCACTATCACTTCTGCTTGCGGTAGCCCCAGCGACTGGGTTCCACATGTTGGTTGATGTCAGCGTACTTGGTGTAGCGACAGCGGTACCAGCAGCGTTAAGATATAGCTTCCTTGAGCTAACTTTATTACCGTTATTGAAGAAGCCAACACGAGCAAATCGGTTTGCTCTAATTAGGCTAGTAACCTGAGCACCAAAGTCGTGCTCGAACTGATGAATAGCATTAACCGTGTCGCCTTGACCGGTAATGAGAACCTTTGTGCTAGACACTCCGGAAAGTGTATCACTACTTGCAGCGATAACATATTTTCCAGCTTCCTCGTATCCAAAAGTACCAGCCGAAGCCGATCCACCAACTCCAACCTTTTGGTTCGAGCTAAGACCGTCATTAAGAACTTTAGGTCTTGTGCCATCTTTAAACTCTGTAGCATTATCTTTCAATGCCAACGCTTTAGTAATTACTGTTCCAGTAGTTGTATTACTGAGAATGGTTCCGCCTTCAGTAGCGTCACCAGAATAAGCTCCGCCAGTGGTGTTTACCAAATAAGCGGCTTGATTAGCAGGAACTGCCATAGTAGATCTCCCTTTGAAAATCAGTTAAGTAAAAATTGTTATGTCTTATCCCATTATCCAAAAAGAGATCCGGTTCCTTTTTAACATACACAAATTATACCAATTGGCAGTTGCTTTTTCTACATAAATTTACAGCCCTTTTTAATCTTCTTCTAGCGGTCTCTCGACTATATCCGTTGGCCTCAGCAATTTCCACCATAGTCATGTTGCCAAGATACCTTTGTTTAAGTATATTAGATACGTCTTCAGGCAAGCCAATTAGGATATCCATAAACTCTCTAGAACTGTCTCTGTAGACCGAATCAGATTTAATAAAATCTAATTTAATGTTGTCTAGATACAGCATCTGCTTTTTCTTTTTGAGTTCGTTTTTGAAGGCAAAAGAAAGCTGTTGATAAAGATATGAGGTAAACTTTGCACCTCTGGATTCGTCGTATTTATCTATACACTTCCACAGGGTGATCATCTTAATAGACTCTAGCTCGTCTCTGTCTATGGAGCGATTGTATCTGTTAGATACCGCGTTCATTATATTTACAATATTAGGGTCTTTCAAAAGTTCGTCAATTTTATCCATCGTTTCCTCTCAATATTATCCCACCACGGGATTTTTTAAGTTCAAGTAATCCACTCAGACCGTCAAGATAAATTTTATCCATCTTGTCTGAAACAATATATTCAACTTCACCTTCAGGCGAAACCAACATCGACCAATATTTTTTAGTCTTCAGTTGTTCTTTTACTAGATCTACAGTAGCTTGAGTATTTTCGTTTGAAAGTATTTCTTGCTCAGTATAGACACATAGTTCTTTTTCTATGTTTGTTCTTACTTCCTTTATTTCAAAAAGCTTACCAACTCCTATAAAAAAGGAGTATCTTCCCATAACCCGCAAAGCCTCTATGCCGTTAACAAGTTCTATTTTATCAGCTATATCGTTTGTTATATCAAAATTACTATGACCCATCCAGCAATCCCATCTGTCAGATGGTTTAAGGCAAGATTCTTCTGGGTAAACACCTAGAGGAGTATATATTAATCTTTGTTGTTGCATGAACATTTCAGGCGAAAAAAAATCCGCTGGTACTTCAAGCTCACTATATCCCGCTTCGCCTCCGTTCGCTTCTGGAAAAATCATATCCTGCGGTAGCATCATTTCTTCTGCCACAGCGTTCCAACTTTCCCAAGCTATTTGTTTAGGTTTGGACATTAAAACCTCCATTGTGGGCGATTATAGTTTTAATACATCACGAGGTGAAACCGCCAAAGAATCACCTCCTGAGTTCTCGTCCTTATTTTTTTCTGTTGACATCACGAAGTCTTTTATGGTGTCAAGTATAGATAAAAAGTCTTCCTCGTTATCTTCTAATACACATTGTTCCTTAAGTTCCTTTAGTATTTTCTCCATCAAATCATCGTAGGCAATTCCATAAAATATTGAAGATATAGCCTCTATACCTTTATCGGTACTATCCCAGTCGCAAGTATAGCCAAACTCTTCATTTTTATTTATATTTATAGTCAACTGTGCTATGAGTTCATCTTTGGAGCTATAGGGGTCTTCTTGATAGGAGCTGTTCGTAGTATTCATCTATTTGCTTGTCCAATCTTTCTAGTTCTTTGTATGAGAAAAAGCCTCCGGATTTTTCGGCTCCTAATATTTCTGGCATCATTATTGTATATACGACTTCAGCCGTTGAGTTATCTAACTTCCTAAATCCCGACACGTTACGATTTAACCAGTCTGGCTCTACGTGTAAGTATTTTGATATTATGTCATCTACCGTATCTTTTTCATTTTTCGTAGACATGTATCCTTGCGACAACTGCATATCGTCATCCAGATACATTTGAATTCTTCTAGGATCAGAAATTGGAAGGTCTTTAACAACCTTTGTGATGAGAAGAGTTATTTTAATCTTCATTCTGGTCGCTGGCCTCTTGTGGAGGAGTAGTCGAGATTTGCTCTTTTACTTTTTGCAAAACCTCAAACTGTGAAGCTGATCTTTCATAAGATGATAGAGCTTTAAGTAGTCTTTCCATGCAGTCTTTAGCAGATTGATCTTGGACACAACAATTTATTTCAAATGCGTATTCATCCATACGACCCTTTATTATGCTTTCCGCTGCCTTAATTATGTTCATTTTCCTGTCCCTTTGTATATATAAAAACGAGCCCGCCACAATCCATTATAGCAGACCCATATTGAAAGTCAAATTAATTATTTAAACACCAAGCAAAACCCATGAATGTTTCGCTTAGATCTATTTTTTCACTTTCTGCTATTTCGTGATTTTCTTTCCCAAGTATGCCAACCATAGCGTTTTTGGTTGACGAAGAAAGGTCTTCATATTTTCCTTTTAGAGAGTCTCCAAAAACTTCTTTAGCAGAAAAAACATATACATCGTTTACTTCTTGGGCGGTTGCATCATACCCTAAAATTCTTCCGGCAAACTCTTTATTAAACAAACACAAAACGAGCTTGTCGTTATTGTCGTTGATTGATTCAGAGACGGACGACCACTGATTAATGAGTGATTCTTTGGGTTTCTCTATGACTACCGCTGGCACACTATCAGGCATCTGAGGAATGACACTCTTGATTGTACCCCAGAAAAACCCAGCCAGTATTAACAAACACCCCAAAACTAAACTAATGTTTTTATTCATAGTACTGAAACCTTTTCGTCAATTTTTGGTTTAGATGGTTTTTTAGCGAACGCTAGAAAAACCTCACGTAACTTCTCTTGGGCCTCCACTAGGCCAGCGGCTTCACAGGCGTTGTCTAAAGACTCCCACTTGTGAACTATTGAAGTTAAATTATTGCTTTTTAAAGAAAGCTCTACGCTTGGAGCACTACGCTCTAGCGATTTAGTTGATTTCTTTATGAGGTTTATGGCGGGAGGCACTAAAAATAGCACCCCTCCACCAATCAACAACCACTGCATCGGAGTTAAACTCGTTAGAAGCTCAATCATTGATCCCTCTCTTGTTATTTAGTTTCTCGAACGGTATCACCAATAACCCAAGCAACAACGATGGTCACTATACCAACGACCTGCTCTGTATCAAGAGCAAATCCGAAAAGCTCAGACGATACGATGCCAGCCAAACCAACAGCCGACACCCAAAATCTACGTGATTTCAAAAGTGACTTTACTTTATCCATTTTAACTATCTCCCATAAAAAATTTAGGCACGATTTGCCCTATCTAAAAAAATTGAAAATCCTTCTTGGCCTTACACGTTCCATGTTTTTGCTTGCGACTCCCCTTTTGTGATATGGACAGTCTGTGGTGTGTCCATCTCCGTGGGTTATTATACCCGTTCCCTTGCAGATACACTTGTCCACATCGGGATCTGGCCCATTAGGTTTGTCGTCTGGTGAGGGTTTTGTATTTAAAATCTCTTCTTCTGCTAAATCAAAAGCCTCTTCTATCTGGTTTATTATAGTATCTACTTCGTCATTTGTCAAAGTATTTCTTGAGTAAGATCCGTTTTTTACAGAAAATAATAAAGCCAATAAAATACAGGCTATTGCTGCAACAAACGATCTGCTGGAAATTGTACTTTTAATTTTTGTGTTCATATTAAAAAACCTCGTCTATTGTCCAGTCTATTCTTCTAGCAGGAAAGCCATTTACGTCACTAAAGACCCAAGCTCCACCACCAGATAACATTCCACGAGCATCTTTTTCTCTGATCCAAAAGCTACCTTCAGGTTGGTCTAGTCTTTTCGGCCCAGAGTTCCAGACTCCCCATGAATTTTGAATCAGGAATAATGTTTCATTGTATATTTCTCGGCTGTCATCACATGCAATCCAAGCCATCGCGTGATTCCATCCGCTAGATCTTTTTGCGATACCATTGCTATCTCTCCTGCTAGAGAATCCATATCCAGAACAAACCGATAATGCGTATCCGTTTGCTAGAGCGTCTCTCGCCTCTTCTACAGTTCTAATTGATGAGATAGTTTTAACCTGATGCTTCTTAGCCTCTGTCACATATACATCTTGAGGTATTTTTTTATTTGCGCCAAGACTTGAATTATACTTTGACAGATCAACATCACCATAGTCTTTCCTAAGAAGAATACCTCCAGTTTGGTTGACATATCTCGCTGCACCAGAGCAGGTCATTCCTTGCCCCCTGTGTCCTCTTGACTGGTATATACCCTCTGTGGCTCCACGAGCCTCAAACGACTCCCTGTCACCCTTAATGTCTATTTCAACAGCCCGTGTAATGTCTACAGCGTTTCTTGTTGAATGAGCAACACAGTCTCCTGTAGTCTGTCCTTCAGCAGGGCCGAAGTCTGGATCAAATTTTAATAGAGACTTGAATGGTAATGATTTCTTACCTTCTCCGTCCCCATAAAGATCGTAAGCCGCAGCTCCAAAAACAGGCATAGAAAGCTCGCCCATTAGTTTAGCAGTATCTTCCGGATCGCAAATGCTGCCAATAAATCCCTTTCTATAGAGATTTAAAATCTTGCGTGGTGTATTAAAGTCCATTGATAACCTCTCTGGCGGAGTTGTCCCAAGAAAAATGAATTGAAGTTTTAACGCCTTCCTCATTTAAACATAGGCGTTTTTGTTTTTTGTTACTGTGAACCGTTCGCATGTGATTAAGTATTTGTTCCTTTTGTGGTTCTCCAATATTGGCCCATTCTCCATGAGAACCATTAAAGAAAACTCCATCATGAGCTATCTCTAAGTTTTCTATATCCACTAGAAGTGTGTTGTCATTGTTGCAGAACTCAGTGTGCGCAGAATAGTTTGTAGCTATGACTTGTTTTCCACATGCCATCATCTCAAGAAGCTCTAGATTCCAGCCTTCTGCTCTTGATGGGAACACCCCGCAGTCAGCCTGCTTCATTATATTATACACATCTTCATGGCTTTGCTGTCTGGGAATTATCCTAATTTTATTACCGAGCGGAGACGACCTGTACAGATTTTGCCAGTCGTGATTACCTTTACCTATGAAGGGGTTATCGCACATCATCCATAGTTCAACATCGTCGTCTTGGGTAAATGCGGAGTTAAAACACTCTAGTAAAACATCATGTCCTTTTCTTTTCTCCCATTTTCCACAATTTAGGAAGACTGTAGGCGTTCTGCCAGACAGGGCAGGTTGAAAAAGCTGTGCGTCAACGCCCAAAGGAACTACATGAATACGATCCTCATGGAAAGATCCAGTCATCTGATCTAGCATTACCCGTTTTGCCCATTCAGAACAAACATAAATTTTATCGCAGTGACTGAGGCTTAGTTTTTCCTCTTCGCTAAATTCAGTTAGTTCAAATATAGGAAAGCCTATATGTTCTCCATGTCCTACAAATTGAAACAAATCATTTTGATGCCATATCTTTACGCATGGCTTAACTGTTTGATCATCTCTGTTATCCAATCCGGATTGTATAGCTGCGTCAATAAACTCTGGTGTTGAAATAGGATACAGGGCGGTGGTGCGATGCAACGCGAATAAACTTTTAAAAATATTATATCCAGCCACCCCATATCCTAAGTTGTTTATGGGAGCAATTAAGTTAATCATGTTTTGTTTTCTACTTATCTAAAGTTATGCTCATTAGACACGCCATAGTAGTCGTGCAAAAATGGAAAAAGGTTTTTAACTTCGGGTGTGT